GGTACCGCGTGGCGCGATCATTTCCTAGCGTGAGGGTTTTTCGGGGAGGGCGACAGTGAGCGGCAAGGCTAACCCGCGCGTGCAGGCGCGCGCGCCACGGGACGGAGACAACATCACCCAACTGGCCCGCGAACTTGGCGTGAACCGCGACACGATCAACGAATGGAAGAAGAAGGGATGGCTTGTGAAGTCTCCAAGCGGTTCTTACTACGACCGTGAGGCGACCCGGGCGCGCGTCAACACCTACCGCACCTTCGACCGCGCGACGCTAAAGAGTTCGGACGCGGCGAGCGTTGCGGACCTGCCCCCGGAACTGCTCGCCCTGTCGCCCGAGGAGGTTCAGCGACGGCTCAAGGCGGCACAGATGCGGCAGGCGGAAGCGGACGCGAGCATCGCGGAGACGAAACTGTCGGAGCAACAGGGCGCGCTCGTCCCCGCCACAGACGCTGACCGAGCCTGTCGTTCTTTCGGCGCGATGCTGCGGGATGCCCTGGACTGCGCGGTCGAAACCGGCGCGGTTGACGCTCACGCCCGATGGTCTGCCCCGCTCGCTGAGGTCCGTGAGTGGCTTCGGAACTGGTACGAAACCGCCCTGCACGCGGCGTGCGACCGGGCGGAACAGGAGGAATCATGCGGGTCTTGAGAATGGTGGACGTGATCCGGGTCCAGTTCAACAAGGACGACTGCGAGCCGGCGTACCGGGTGGGCGGCGCGACTGTACCGATCCCGATGCGAGTCGGGGAGGGCGCGTTCGACTTCGCGGTGGAGGGCGGGGATTGCGTGGGGTCGTACCTCCCGATCCCGTTCAGCCCATGGGAGGCGTCGCGACTGCGCGAGGCGTGCCGGATTGCTGCGATGCAGGCGGTTGCGCGAATCCAGCCCGAACCGCAGGCGGACACCTTCGACAGCAAGCCTCGGCGCAGGGGGCGGTGATGCATCTTCTCGCATCCTGTGCCGCCGGCGCCCGTCCCCCGCCTCGCTACGACCCTGCGACATGGGCGGAAGCGCGGCGCATCCTGACGAGCGCGGAGACGAGCCGTCCGGGAAACTGGAGGAACGATCGCACCCCATTCGGCGTTGACCCTATGCGGGACCTTGCGCTCCATTCGACCGTGCGGCGCGTCGTGCTGATGTGGTGTTCGCAGGTCGCCAAGTCGGAGATATGCAACAACCTGATCGGCTACGTCGCGGATTGGGTTCCCTGCCCGATCATGATGCTCCGCCCGACCATCGACGACTGCGAGGGGTACAGCAAGCAACGGCTGCGGCACCTGTTCGCGTCGCCTACGCTTTCAGGCAAGGTGCAGGCTCCGCGGTCGCGCGACTCCGGGAACACGCTGATGCTCAAGGAGTTCCCGGGCGGTATGCTGATCCTAGCGGGTGCCAACGCCCCGGCCCGCCTTGCGTCGTGGCCGGTCCGCGTGCTTGTCGCTGACGAGATCGACCGCTACCCGCCATCGGCAGGCACGGAGGGCGACCCGTTGGCACTCGCCCGTGCGCGGCTGACCGCGTTTGGCGATCGAGCGAAGGTACTCCTGACCTCGACGCCGACACTCAAGGACTCGTCGCGCATCGAAACCGAGTACAACGCAAGCAGTCGCGGGCATTACCACGTCGCGTGTCCAGAATGCGGACACCGGCAGGCGTTGAAATGGCCCAACCTACACTGGAGCGGCGAGCCTGGTCGCGCCTCGTTCGCGGTGTGGTACGAGTGCGAGGACTGCCACGGCTCGATTGACGAGCACCACAAGGGGGCGATGCTCGCGGGCGGCGTGTGGGTCCACGATGACCCGGACAACCCGACGAGGGGGTATCACCTCAACGCCCTTTGCGCGCCGGTAGGTAGCATCACTTGGGGCGACCTCGTCCGCGAATGGCTCGCCGCGAACGTCCGCGCGAAGATCGGGGACACGTCGCTCCTGCAAGTGTTCGTGAACACCCGTCTCGCGGAAACCTGGGAGGACCGCGGGCAGGTCGTTGACTCGACGAGCATCGCGAACCGCGGCGAGGAATGGGCGGACGTGCCGGCTGGCGTGAAGTGCATCACCATCGGCGCGGACGTTCAGGACGATCGCGTCGAGTGCGAGGTAGTGGGGTGGGGCGCGGGCATGGAATCGTGGAGCCTCGGGTATCACGTCATCCCGACCGACCCGCTGGACGCCGGGACCTGGCAGGCGTTGGACACGATCGTGCTTCGCGAATGGCGAACGGTGGACGGTCGCAGACTCAAGGCTGCGGCGACGTGCGTTGACTCGGGGTACCGGACGCAAGCGGTATACGACTACGCCCGCGCCCGTAGCCGTTGGCGGGTGTTCGCAACCAAGGGCGTCTCGGGGCAGGGCAAAGCGATTTGGGACCGCAAGGCGCGCAAGGGCGGCAAGAACAAGACGGGAGGGACGTTCCGACTCGTCGGCGTGGACGCTGCAAAGGACGCGGTTGCAGCGTACCTCCGCATCCTCGCCCCCGGTCCCGGCTACTGTCACTTCCCGCAGGACCGCGCGACCAAGCAACCCGACTACTTCACGCAGTTGACGTCGGAGAAGCGCGTCCCGGTGACAGACCGCAATGGGCGCAGGCGGTGGGAATGGCGCCTACCCGTGGACGGACGGCGGAACGAGGCTCTCGACTGCCGCGTCTACGCCCTTGCCGCGCTTCATTCCCTTCTCGCTGCGGGTGCGCGTCTAGAGTCGCCCGAGCCTATCCTGACGCCGGATCCTGCACCTCCCGCACCCGCACAGTTGATGACGGGCAAGCCTGCCCCGGAACATGGCCCTCGGGTGCCGAGCCGTCCTGCGCCGCGCCATGGTTGGGGCAAACCCGGACCAAAGCGCGGATGGTGAACGCGGCGCCCGGGAGGCGCCGTGGCTTTCACCTCCGATCAACTCACCGCACTGGAGAGCGCATACGCAGCGGGCGTGACGCAGGTCCGCGTCGGGGACCGAACCGTGGTCTACGGCTCGCTTGCTGAACTGTGGTCCGCGATCCTGCGACTCCGCAAGTCGCTGTCATCCGGCAATGGGTATCGCGTCGGCCGCATCCGATTCAGGAGTCCCTCGTGAGCAAGTTCGGGGACGCGTGGCAGGTCCTGACTGGCAAGAAGCGCGCGACGGAACCGCGCAAGCCCGGACGTCGTGCCTACGAGGGCGCCGCTCCCGGTCGCCTCGCGGGATGGAACCTGCCGAACACCGACCCGAACGCGGAACTGTCGGGCGGTCTGGAGGCGCTGCGCAAGGCGTCGCGTGACCTGGACCGGAACAACCCGTGGGGACGCCGCATCATCGACGCGTGGGTGAACGCCCTCGTCGCTGACGGCATCCGTCCGACCATCGTCCTGCACACGGGCAAACTCGACGCCAACGGCAAGCCGATCCGGGATCGCGAAGCCGAGTCGAAGGTCTACGACCTGTGGGAGCGGTGGGGTCGTTCGCCGGTCGCCGGGTCCAGCATGGACATCTACGGCTACCAGCGCGCCCTCGCCCGGTCGATGCTGTTGGACGGCGACGGACTGACCCGCTTCCGCCCGCGCTTCCCCGCCGACATGCCTGGCCTGCCCCCGCTGAAACTGCAACTGCTTGAGTCCGACCTGCTGCCCGTCAGCCTGACGCAGACGGTCGGGAACAGCCTGAATCGCATCTACTGCGGGATCGAGTACGACGCCATCGGTGAGAAGGTGGCGTATCACCTATACAGCGAGCATCCCGGCGCGCTGTTGGTAGGTGGCAACGCGAACCCCTACGAGACGACGCGCACCCTCGCCAACGAGATCCTGCACGTATTCGAGACGCTGCGCCCGAATCAGGTGCGCGGCATCCCGCTCATGTCGCCGGTCATCCTCGCCCTGTGGGACCTGCACGGGTACACGGACAACATCCGCGTGAACGCCCGCGCCGCTGCTGCCATGGTCGCGACGGTGGACGGTGGCGACCCGGACGAGATCCCGGCGCTGTCCAACGGCGGGACGGACGAGGACGCTGAATACACGGGCGCGACCTACGCGAACGGCGATCCCGTCGAGTCCCTGGAATCGGGAACGGTCATCTACGCGCCTGACGGCAGGACGATCACCGTCCATCAACCCAACGCGCCGCAGGGTGTGGATGTGTTCCTGCAAGCCAGCCTGCGCGAGATCGCGTCGGGCGTCGGGCTGTCCTACAACGTCCTGTCCGGTGACATGGGCGACTCGTCGTTTGCACAGGCGAAACTCGGCTTGATCGAACAGTCGCGCCGCATCACATCGACTCGCCGCACCGTGTTCGTCCCGATGGCGCTCGATCCGATTTGGCGGCGCTTCATTGATGCCGCCATCACTGCCCGCCTCCTGCCGAACCGCTCCGACCTGTACCGCGTTCGTTGGTCTGACCCGCGTCAGCAGGCGGCGGACCGCAAGGACGAAGCGGAAGCCGCGCGTCTCGAAGTCCGCTGCGGGTTCCGGTCGCTGGACGAGGTCGTCGAGTCCGACTACGGGCGCGACCCGGACGAGGTCCGCGCCGAGCGTGCTGCGGCATTGGAAGCGGACAAGGCTGCGGGTGTCGTTTCGGATACGAGTCCAGACCAGACGACGCAGAGCGGCCAGTTGCAAGGGTCCGCGAACGGAACGACCCCCGCACAGTTGATGACGGGCGGGTGACGCCCTGAACCTTGCCTTGGAGGTGCCTATGGCCGAACGGACCAACGTCATCACGCGGGACGGCAAGCCGGTCGAGACGCGTGCCGCTTCGTTCCGTCCCGCTTCGTACAATCCCGAGACGCGGACGATCACGGTCAGCCTCGGCACGGGCGCCCCGGTCCTGCGGTACGACTGGAACGCCGACCGGAACTACACCGAGATCCTGTCCATGGACCCCGCGCACATCCGTCTTGACCGCATGAACGGCGGCGCGCCCCTCCTGCGGGATCACAACAGTTGGTCCGTCGATGCGGTCCTTGGTCGGTTCGTCAAGGGTTCGGTCCGGGTCGAGGGTGGCGAACTGATCGGAGACGTGCGGCTGTCCAAGGCGGCGCGCAACGCGGACACGATCGGGGACGTCACGGACGGAATCCTTACCGACACGTCGGTCGGTTACTGGACGTACTCGTGGGAGATCACCCGCGACGAAACGACGGGCATCGAGACGCGGACCTGCGTGGATTGGGAGCCGATGGAAGGCTCGATCGTCCCGGTCCCTGCGGATACCACGGGCGGCGTCCGCGCCGCCGACAAGAACGTTCCCATCGCCCCGGTGCAGGATGCCCCGGTGGCGCCAACAACTCCGGAGAGATCCGAGGAGGAAAGGACCATGACCGATCAGGAGATGAAGGCGCTCCGCGACGAGGGCGCCCGCGCCGAGGCCGCGCGTCAGACCGAGATCCGTGCCCTTCCCCGCCCCGCCGGCATCGAGGATGCGGACGTGGAGGCGCTCGCCCGTGACGCCAACGTGACGCCTGCGGACGCCGGTCTGCGCCTGCTGTCGCTGGCTGCCGAGCGCGCGAAGAAGAACGAGATCCGCCCGCAGGTGGACGTGACGCGGGACGAGGCGGACACGCTGCTGCGCGGCATCACCTCCGCGGTGGAGTTCAAGGGCGGCGTGGTCGCCGACCTGCCCGCCGCCGCCGCCGACCTGCGCGGGCTGACGGTCCTCGACCTCGCCAAGCGGCACCTGGAGTCCCGCGGCGTGTCGGTCAAGGGTCGGACCGCCGACGAGATCCTCGGCATCGCCATGCGCGCCGAGGCCGGTCACACGATGGGCGACTTCACGTCCGTGTTCGCGAACGTCGGCAACAAGAAGTTGCAGGCGGCGTACACCGCCTCCAGCGACTATTCGTGGTGGAAGGACCTCGGCACCCGCGCCGACTTCCCGAACTCGCATCCCCGGTACATCGTGAGCCTGTCCGGTCTGGGCGTTCTGCCGACCGTGACGGAAGGCAGCGACTACGAGGGCGTGACGCAGTACGACGCCCATGAGATCATCACCCCCGTCAAGAAGGGCGCGGAGTTCCGGTACACGCTGGAGATGGCGAAGAACGACGACCTCGGCGCGTTCCTGCGTCAGGCTGCGGAGTTCGGCAAGTCGTGCCAGGTGACGGAGCACACGATGGCGCTCGCCGCCATGACCGCGAACATGGTGGACGGGTACGCGGTGTGCAGCGCCGAGCACTCCAACTACGTCTCCGCTGGTGGCGCCCCGACCGTGGCACGGATCGCGGTCATCGACGCGCTGCTGCGTGCGCAGACGGACGGCAACGGCACGGTGATCGGTTCCGGCGCCAAGGTCGGTCTGTTCCCGATCGCGGATCGGACGGTTGTGGAGCAGATGTACTCCGACCGCGCCGTGTTCACGACCGTTTCCGACGTCCCGACCGTTCCGCTGTCCCGTCGCTACGTCCCCGGCATGAGCACCGTGTGGTTCCTCGGCACGGGCGACCCGCTGGCGATGGAGTACGGCTGGATGCAGGGCGACGGCGGTCCGGTGGTGTCGCAGTACCCGTCGTACAAGAACGACGCGATCCTGTTCCACGCCCGCGACTGGTTCGGCATCGGCGTCGTGAAGTACCGCGAGTTCGCGAAGAACGCGGGGACCGGCGCCTAGGTCTGACATCGACTCCGGGGCGGGTCGATTCGTCGGCCCGCCCCGGTCCACCTTCGGAGGTGTTCCATGGCTCGCAACATCCTGTCCGATGCCGAAACCGTCGTGCGCACCGCCCCGCTGGGTGGCGTGACGTCGGGCGTCCCGTTCATCCTGGGCTCGGAGTGCCTGATCCCGCTGGACACCGCCGCCGCGGGTGTGGCGGTCACTTGCGTGATCTGCGCGCGGGTCGTGCTGCCGTTCAAGAGCGGCGACGCGTGGGCTACGGAAGGTCTGCCGGTCTACTGGAACGCGACGAACGGCGAGTGCGAGGATACGGACACGGCGACGAACGTGCTGATCGGGACGTATACCCGCGAGTTCGACGCGACGCACATCGTGGTCGAGTTCGACGGCGAGATCGATCCGATCATGGTGGGCGCGACCGCGGAGGCGGACGGCGTTGCCGGGTTCGCTCCGATGCCCGTGACGACGGACATCACGAAGTTCCTGCGGGGCGACGCGACGTGGGCGGTCCCGAGCGATACCGGCGTGACTGCGGAAGATCTCGCATCCGTTGCCAACGGCAAGGGCGCGAGCCTGGTCGGCATCGAGGACGCGGGTGAAGACTACACCGCGACGGACGTCGAGGCCGCCCTGGCCGAAGTCAAGGCTCTCGCCGACGCGGCCCTGCCCACGGCCGGCGGCCAGATGACCGGCGCGCTGCTGCTGGAGAAGGGCACGGGAACGGGCGCTGCGAAGGCTGTCACCTGCAACAAGCAGTCGGGCGTGGTCGAGACGGAAGCATTGACCGACGCCGCGGGGTCCGTCGTGACGATCGACCTCGTGAACGACCGCATCCTGGGCGCGGACACGCCCGTTGTCGGAAACATCGCGGGCGGAACGAACACGACTCCCGTGTTGCTGACCGCCGCGATCTGCGCCGCGGGTCACGCGGAGATCAAGATCGTGAACATGGACAGCGAGGATGCGCTGAACGGCACGGTCAAGTTCTCGTTCATCGTCAGTTGATGGGGTGGCAGTGAGCGGGATTGATGCCATCGTCGCGGGAATGAACGCCACCGTTGACACCGTGTTCGGTGGGACGGTGGTCTACACCCGCGAGGGCGTCGGTTCCGTCACCATCAACGCCCCGTTCAGTCGCGAAGCCCGCGAGGTCCACGCGCGTCCCGGCGACCCCGGTGCGGATACCGTCGCACCGCGTCTCGACCTGACCCTCGGCATCCTCGGCGCCCTCAATCGTCCGGTTGCGGGAGACACCTACACCGCGGCGGGTTCAACCTGGCAGGTGGAGCGCGTCGTCTACGTCAACGAGTCCTGCGACGGCTGTTGGTCCACGGAGGTGCGCTGATGGCGACCCCCGTGGAGGCGACCCTGCTGGACGCGACCTGTACCTTGCTCGCCACCGTCCCGACGCTGGGCGCGCGTGTGTTCCCTTCGCGGACCACGCCGCTCAGTGAGTCGGAGATTCCCTGCATCGTCGCGTTCTGCCCCGATGGCACGGTCACTCCGAAGGGATGGCCGCCGATCGGTGCGGAACGGCGGCAGACGCTCAAGGTGTTCGTGGAGTTCGACGCCAGCGACGACGAATCCATCGGTGCCGCCGCCGCCGCTGCCGAACTCGCGTGTTGGCAGACGCTGCACCGGGATCAGGAGTGGTGCAGCCTCTGGACGTCGGCGCCATCGTGGGTGTCCAACACGGGGCGGGATGCGACGAGCAACCGCCGGCGCTGCACCATCGAGATCACGATCAACGGCACGCTGTACTTCGACTGCGACGATCCTCTCGGACTCGTCGCGCTGCACGAGATCCGCGGCAACATGACGGACCCGGACGGTGCAGACGAGCACTACGCCGGTCCTTCCTATCAGGGGCGCGTCCCCGTGAACCCGGAGGCATGAGATGGCTACGCCTTGGGCGCAGGTTCCTTCGACGTTCCGGCTCCCGTTCATTTGGGGATCGACCGTTGCCGCGCCCGCGATTCCGGCGGATGACGCGCAGCGCGGGATGCTGATCGGGCAGGGAACGTCGGGCACGGGTACGACGTTCCAGGTGACGAGCGCGGATCAGGTGGCGTCGATTGTCGGTCGGGGTTCGGTCCTGCACCGGATGGCGATGAAGGCGCTCGCGGCGCACCCCACGGGTATCTGGTACGCGTTGGGCGTGGCGGATCACGGTTCGGGAGTGGCTCGCGAGATGACCGTGACGTACACCGCGACCTCGTCCGCTGTCGCCGGTACGCACCGGATCCGCGTGGGTTCGGACTTCGTAGACGTGGCGTTGCCCGCCTACGCGACGGGGACCGCCGAAACGGCTCATGCTGGCGCCCTCGCCTGTGACGCCGCGTTCGACGCGTTCCCGGACCTGCCGTTCGCCAAGAAGGAAGCGGCCACCCTCGGCGTGGCGACGATCAAGTTCAACTGCACGGGGACGGTCGGCAACGGTTGCCGCGTGGCGACGGACGAGGACCTTCCGCTTCCGACTGGTTGGACCGCGGCGATTGAGCAGACCGTCGCGGGTTCGCAGGATCCGACGTTCACCTCGACGCAGATCGACGCGATCGGCGCGTCCGCGCAGTGGGACAAGATCGCCCTGTGGCTGGACGGTTTCAGCGCGGTTCTCGGTGCGGAACTGGACGCCCGTGCCGATTGGAGCCGCGGGCTTCGCGGCTTCGGGTTCACGTCCTACGCCGACGCCTACGACGACCACGTTACCGACCTGACCACTACCCCGCGGCAGTACCGGTGGATGTCCCGCCTGCTGACCGAGGAAGAGTGCCGCGCCCCCGCCTACGAGATCGCTGCGGAGGCGTGCGCCGAGTGCATGAAGTCGGACGAGGTCAAACCCGGCCTCAAGATGGGTTCGGTGGTTCTCAAGGGCTGTCAGGCGACGCGTCCGGGTTCCGAGTTCAGCTGCGCCGAACGAAACGTGCTGACGCGCTACGGTGGCACGACGTTCCATGACGCGGGCGGGTACCTGTGCTTCGACCGCATCGTCACGACCCGCTACGTCAACACCTACGGCACGCGCGACGAGACGGCTTACGACGCGCCGAAGATGTGGCTGACGATCTACGCGCTGGCGAACTGGACGGCGACGATGGCGAGCCTGTACGACCGGGTCCGCCTGCTCGCGGACCGTGACGGACGCCTGCCCGCGGGTTGCGTGTCGCCGGCAGTGGTCGAGGGCGACACGGTCTGCTGGTACAAGCGCCTGTACGACCGCGGACTCGTCAACGACCTCGAAGGCTTCCAGACGAACTGCACCGCGGTCATTCCCGACGACGATCCGAACCGCGTGGACATCCTGCTCCCGATGAACTTCGCGCGGAACCTGGAGATCCTCGCGCCCGTGATGACGTACTGACCCGGGGCGCAGCACGCACCCCGCGGACCGTGACAGGAGGGAACCATGGCAACCATCGGCGGAACGACCTACGCGGAGATCAACGGTCGGCAGCGTTCCTACGACGGCGAGATCGAGATCGACCCGGGCGGCATCACCCGGGAGCAGATCACGGACACGAACGGCGAATCCGTGGGCCACACGGAGAAGTTCCGCAACACGTCCTTCGAGATCACCTTCTACATGGCGGACGGCCTGTTGCAGAAGGAGATCGAGGCGTGGGTGGACAAGCCGATCCAGTTCCGCTGCGTGAACGGGCGCACCCTGCGGCATGACAAGGTGACGTGCGCGCAGTGCAACGGCGTGAACATGCACAAGGGCACGCTCAAGGCGTCGTTCTTCGCCCCCGGTCGCATGCTGGAGTCGTGACGATGGGCGAACTATCCCGCTACACGCCGAAGGTCCCGATCGGCACAGGTGAGGCTGCGCGCCGCGTCCTGAGCCTGTCCCGTCGCGCGAACCTCGGCGACTACATGGAAGCCGAGCGGCGCGGATGGTTCGTCGAGGGCGACGTCCGCGACGAGTACGAATGGTCGTTTACCGGCTTCATGATCCAGCAACTTTGCGGGCTTGCGCCACACGAGGTTGAACTGATCGACTCTGACGATCTGCCCGAGATTGCCGCGTGGCTGCGCCCTTTCGTCGTGTTCGGTTCCCGGGGAACTGGCGGGACCGCGCCGCAGACATCGCCGCAGTCCTGAATTTCCCTCTGTCCGAGATCCTCGCGTTGGAAGACGCGGACTTTGACGCATGGCACGCGCAAGCCGTCCGCATCTGGCAATTGACACACGGGGTGCCCGACGATGGCTAAGGGATTCAGCGTTTGGGCGTTGCTGAAGGGCAAGGACGCCGCATCCGGTCCCATCGTCAAGGGTCTAGGCAAGATTCGCGCCGCGGGCCTGGCGACGAGCCGGGCACTTCGCGGCGCTCTGAATATCGGGGGCAAGGGGCTCGGGCTTTTGGGCATCGGTGGCGGGCTGTCCATCGGCGGCGCTATCGTCGGCATCCGTTCTCTCGTCCAGAACTATGCGTCCGCGACCGACGAACAGTCGAAGTTCGCGCGTCAGAACCGCATCACCATCGGATCGTTGCAGGAGATGTCCTACGCCGCCGGCCGTGAAGGTTTGTCGGTGGACGGGCTCAAGCAATCTATCATCGGACTGACGCAGAACGTCGGGCAGATGGCGGCCGGTCGCGGTCGCGCCCTCAAGTTCCTGTCTGCAATCAAGGGCGGAAAAGAGGTAGTCCGGGACCTGACGCGCACCACCAACGCAATGGATGCCCTCTACGTCGCCATGGAAGCGATCCGGCGCAGTCCCTCGGTGGGGAAGAAGGCGGCGCTTGCCAGGGCGCTCGGACTCGATCCTGACATCGTGCGCCTCGCTGCCAAGTCCACAACCGAGATCAACGCTCTGCGCGCGGAGATGCGTGGATACGGCACCGACTCGACCGAAAGCGGCATCGCGGCAGAAGACATGCAGGACGCAAACGAGCGATTGACCGCGTCGTTTGAGGGCTTGAAGCGGGTTGTAGGCGCTGAATTTGCCCCATCTTTCCGTGCCTACATGGATGACCTCGCGGCGTTCCTTGCCAACAACAAGGGGCAGGTCCGTGCGTGGGCGCGCGAGGTCCGCGAATCGCTGGACAGTCTCGTCGAAGCGCTGCCGGTGTACGGCGCCACCATCGGCAAGGTGATGGGGACAGTCAATCGCGCCTTCGAGATCGGCGGTACGGGTTGGGGCATCATCGCGCAGGCTGTCACGGGCGGTCCGCAGGTGCGCCTCTGGGGCGACAAGTGGCGGTCCGGTGCGGCGGCATGGCAGGAGAAGAATGGGCGCCTGCTATTGAGCCAGTATTCCGCGAAGGAACTGCGCGACGCCGAAACGGAGGCGCTCGCCTCCGGGATGCCGATTGAGGACTCCGCGGGCCGTAAGCAGTGGTCTGTGATTGGCGCGATGGCGGCGCAACTTCGGGCGGGGCAGGGTACGTCCCTCACGCGCGAGAACGCCGCGGCGCTGCTTCCCATCGGCGGGTCCGGACGATCCCGTCCCGTCTTCGGTGATTCGCGACTCAAGGTCGAGGTCGACGTCCAGGACAACCGCATCAACACGCGCGCGGAAGTAGTGGAAGGTCCCGCGCAGATCGTCGGCGATCCTGGCGTTTCCGCAGCGTTCGGAGGGTAGATCGTGGCGACGCAGACCGATTGGCGTCCCGCATCGTTCCGCGGCGTCACCTTCTCCTGCGCCGAGACTCCCGAATACGGCGGTGGTCGCAAGGTCGCGGATCATGAGATCGTCGATGGCGAGCCGTTCACCGAGGACACGGGCGCGGACTTCGCCACGTTCAGCCTTGCCGCGCAGGTCGTAGGCGCTGACTACCGCAAGCAAGGCGATGCTCTTGAGGAGGCGCTGAACAAGCGCGGTCCCGGCACGCTCGTCCATCCGACGAAGGGATCGATCAGCGTGCAGGTCGGATCGTGGTCCGCGACGGTCCAGTACCAGCGCATCACCTACAAGATCGACTGCAAGCGGTCGGGTCATCCCCTCGCCGCGTCCCCGACCGAGATTCCCGACGAGTCCGTGTGGACATGGACGCAGACCCTCCGCGGCACGCTCAATGGCGCGTTCACATCTGCATGGAGCGTTGCCGAGGAAGGTGCCGGCGTAGTGACTGCCGCGGTCGCGTCGGTCAACGATGCAGCATCGGCGGTACTGGACGCCGCGCGCAAGTTCGCGTCCCCGGACCTCGCCGGATCGGTTCTGTCGCAGGTCGAAGCCCTCGCGGCGACTGCCGACGCATCCGTGCGCCTGCCGTCCACCCTCGCGGGGCAGTGGGGGGAGTTGCTCGCGCCCATGTCGCGCGCCGGTCGGGATGCCTGCAATGCCGCCCTCGCCGCGGTTCCAGGTCCTGTCGGTTCCACAGGCGACGTCATCGCGGGGAACGCCGACGCCCTCGCGGTCATGGTGCGCGGCGGACTCGCTGCCGCCCTTTGCGATGCGACGGTGACGGACCTGCCTCCGACCCGCGACGACGCTTTGAACGCCTTGCAGGCGACGCTTGACACGCTCGCCGCGGTCGCACGCGAGATGCCCGACGCCGAAACGTGGCGAGCGATGATGGATGCCCGCGACAACACGGCGCGCGTCGTCGGTCGCCTGATCCTGACGCTGCCCCAGACGCGCGTCTATTCGCCGCCCGTAGCGGTATCGGTGTTCGAGGTATCGCAGCGGCTGTTCGGCGGTGGCGGCATGGTCGATGACCTGCTGACTCGCAACGCCATCGTGTCGCCCCTGTGGATTGCGGACCCGGTCCGCGCGTTGGTGGCGTGATGCCGATTGCCGACGAGGTTGTGGCGCTGCGGATCGGCTCGCGCGAGTGGCGGGCGTGGTCCTCCTGCACCATCAACGCGGGCATCACGAAGGCGTGCCGGTCCGCGTCCCTGTCGGTGTCGGCGATCGACCCGGAGCGGCAGGGATTGATCGACCTCGTCCCCGGAATCGAGTGCCAGGTCCTGATCTCGGGCGTTCCAGTCATCACCGGTTGGACGTCCAGCGACGAGATCAGCGCGAAGGACGGGAGCAAATTCAGCATCGGCGCCCGTTCGCGGACCTGCGATATTGTGGACTGCACGGTGGAACACCGCACGGGCGTGTTCGGAAAGGCGAAGGTTGAGGAGATCACCGCCGCGTTGTGCGAGGCGTACAACGTCCCGGTTGACTGCGACTGCGACACGGGCGACCCGCTGCCTTCATTCCGTGCCAAGCGGACGGAGGAGGTGCTTGCCGCCCTTGGACGTCTCGCACAAGAACGCGGGTTGTTGTTCACGGACGACGGCAACGGACGCCTGCACATCGCGACGGTGAACGGCGACGGTCCGGTTGTCGCCCATATCGAACGCGGGAAGCACTACGAGGAATTGACCCGCAGCCGCAGCGATTCGGAACGGTTCAGCCTGTACCGCTGCCATGGACAGACCGCGGACGAACTCGACGCCACGGGCGGTCGCCGGGACGCGTGGGTGTCCCGGACGCGGGTCAAGACGTTCGATTCGGAGAAGGCGGCGGGCAAGGACGCCTGCCTGCGTCGGGCGAAGTGGGAAGCCTGCGTTCGGGCGGGCAAGTCGGTCAAGTACGGCATCACCGTTCCCGGTTGGCGGATCGACCCCTCGGACCCGTCGTCGCCACTGTGGACGCCGAACACCATCGCGCACCTGACCGACCCGGTTTGGAAGGTGGACGACGACCTCCTGATCGCGGACGTCACGTTCTCCCGGTCGGTCGGTGGCGGTACCAAGACAACGCTCCAACTTGGACACCCGATCGGCTACATGACGAAGCCC